TTCTCGTTGAGGAGTGTTCTATTTTAAAGACACCGTCAAAAAAATAATCAGTTCCATCAACATCTGTTATATAACATAATGCTCTTGTTTCTTGATTATCCCATGCTTTAGGATGATACGCCTTTTTCTCTATTTCTAAAGGAGAAACAGAAGCATTATTTAATGCTATTTGCTTTGCATATTGATCGTTTGGAGTATATCCGGCCTTTAATGGCGAAACATTAGCCCTTGATATTACTCTCCAAAGAAAATATTGAGCATCCACTAAACTTAATTGAGGATTCATTTATACTCTCTTTATAAATTCATAGAAGGTACGCGCAACCCAAAATGCGTAGTCATAACTTTTTTAACTTCCTTACCGGTTTCTTGAGGACTTTTTGCGCCATTTATATTGATAGTAATAGTATTGCCACTATTAACAGTTCCATTTCCGCCGCCATATTGATTTTTTGGGTCCATCAACATATTTCCATAATCTGATTCACTTGCTGTATAATAGCCGCCAATGCGGCCGGTCGTTTTAAGAATATGTGCAAACTCTTGTGGAGTTCTTGCATTTTTTGCTTCACTCCAATTTTTATTAAATTGATTAGAAGCGTATTCTATAGCTTCTTCTTTAGAACCAAAATCTGTAAATGCCGTGTCTTCAGGTGAGCCTGGTACAGCAAAATTTCCAAGATTGAATCTGCCTTTATAATTTTTAAGTTGACCACTTTCACCCATCATTTGCGAAAAAAGAAAATTTGGATTTACTCCACTTCTCGCAGATATTTCAAGAGCCATACCGTAAGCATCTTCTTGTGTCAAAGTACCTGCCGATCCATATTGTTTTGATCTTGCGGGAATTGCAAATCTAAGACCGGCAGACCTTTTACCCGATGTAACCTCACCATTTTTTCCAGGCATCTCGGTTTTATATTTATCCCAATATGCAGCTCTCTCCTCTCTTTCTGCTCCTGTCATCCTAACATTTTTCATCGTCTTGTCACTTAACATTCCATAAAGACCCGCCATTTGCCATTGAGGTCGTCCATCAGTATTTTTTTTGTCTAATCCCGCAACTTTATCCCAAATCGCCAAAAGATCCTTTTCCTTTTGCTCATTGACATTCTTAATAGAAGCTATTCCACTTATTAATGGATAAAAAGATTTTGTTTTTACAGCTTGATAAATTGAAGTAATTCCGGTCATTGCATTTGCCAATAATGCAGAAGCTTCCGTCGCAATAGATTTTATAATTGCAAGCACAGACTGAAGTCCTAAAACCAAAATATTTACAAGAAACAATGTCCCGGCTAATACTTCTGAAGGTATTAAAGTTTGTTTACCTTCAAAAAAAGCCGTAAATTCGCTTGCGGCCGCAAGAGCCGAAATAAATCCAGCCGTGATAGGGGCTAAATAAAAACCTATAGCCACTAATCCGGCAACCAATAAAGTTTTATCTGTGCTCGACATTTCCCGCCACAAATCGCCGATTGCTTTTACTGCCTCCCATATAGCTTTCCCAAAATCCATAATAATACCAATAATAGGTGAAAGTACGTCAGCTATTTTTTTAGCTATTTTCGGCATATTCTCAATCAAATATTCATTAAATTTAGCAAAACTACTTTTTGAACCCATAATTGGTTCCATAAGATTTTTAATGATATTGTGTCCGATCCATTGTAATCCATAAACAGATTCTACTTTTAACTTTGTAAATTCAAATTCTACGCTGCGAAACATTTTCATATTTTCGCCGTACTCTCTTGGCAATTCCATTTTCTTAGCTGTCATCATTAATTCTTTATATTGTTTTTGCAACTCAGGAATCCAGCGAATATTTTCTATCGATTCACCCATAGTTTTTGTTACAATACTAAACTGTTTAGCTTGATCTTTAGCCATAAACATGGTCATAGATAATTTTGTATATCCAAGGTCTGCTTTAGCCAAACTATTAAGAAGGGCATAAGTGGTCGCCATAATTGCAGACATAGCCCCAACAACTCCTGCTCCTGCTTTAATAAAAGATTTTGACATACCACTTGCATGTTTTTCAGCTTGACCGGAGGTATTTTGCAAGGCATCTTGAAATTTTCTAAAAGATGTGTTATCAACCTCAAACCCAAGTCCGACCAAATACTTTTTAATCATATCAGCATTCATGCTTTATTCCTATCGTTAAATCTTCTATCGTTCTCGTTTTTTACCGACATCATTTCATGTATATCAAATAAATCGTCAATATTATAAGTACCGTCCCAAAGTTCATGTTGTTTCCAGAATCCAGCCGCAACAGGTACAAAAGCAAATCCATCAATATTTATGGCTTCGGCACATTGAAATCCTGCATCAATTGTCGATATTCCTTCAATGCGCCTTCGTCGAAAAAACCAGATAAATTAAATTCTAAAGATACAGCCGTTAATACAAAGAGAAGTAGTGCATCATCGGATGCTATTCCATGTATTGTACCATTCGGAAGAACAACTGGAATCGGAACCTCTAAATTATTTATAGTTTGTAATTCTGCTATACTGCTTAATAATATTTTTTGAATAGGCTTAAATTGTTCGTCCGGCATATTTGCAATAAACTCTTGCGGATCTAATATACCACTGCTCGTAAATTTCCTAATAAGATTAGATCCATCAAGAGCCGATACTTTTGAAACTTGCCATCTCGCGCCTTTTAATTCAAAAGTTTTAGTTCGATCCATAAAATTTCTCCTTTTCTCTAACTTTAATCTAATCATACTGTTGTTAAACTCTCAATATCTGCTGCCATAAGTGTCCAAGACACATTAGCACCAGCTTTTGCATACGTTTTATCCGGCACTTTTTGAAGCGATATGCCTGTACAAATTTGTCCAGTTTTATCGGTTATATTTTTTATTATCATTGCAGCATTAGCCCATTGACTTGGAGCGGCCTGAACCAAAATATTAAACATAGCTAAAAGTTTTTTATGTGCTATCGATGTTTGTTGTACATCGATAGTTATTTGTCCATTATTCCCGGCAAGTTTTGATACCATTACTGATCCATCTGCCGCGACATTATGCTCAGTTCTTACCTCCGACATACTTACCGTTATTTGCCCTGCACCTTCACCTATAATTGTAATAGGAATCGGAAGCATAGGGTGTGAAATAATCACTACCGAATCTAAAAACGAATAGGTTGATTGTCCCATCGTAAAACCTCCTTCTACTTTTATTTAAATTTCTATTTGTACATGTGTGCAAATAGAAATAATTTTATACATTTACAAGTACTTCAATAGTTACGCTATGAACTGCACCAGCCTCTTTAATAGTAATATAAAATGGAGTAGCTTTTCGTAAAACTCTATCAGTAGCCGATTGCTCCGACAAAGGGAGGCTTTGAATAATATAACCGCTCAACATCGGGTCATTTGTATTCAAATTTAAAAAAGGGATACCCGTATAATATCCGGAACCCAAATAACCTCTTTGAACAGCCAATTGGCAAGCTTGTACGAGTGTATTATGAATCATAGCCATACCGGCTTCTGTTTGTGGAATTTTAAGATTTTGAGTAAGCAAATCCATAACAGAAAGTTGAATATCATTAACAAGCATATCTCTATTTAAAACTTGATCGTAAAAATATCCATTGGCCATTACTCCTGGTCCAAATATAGAATAATAATTCGCATAAGAAAGATAAAGGTTGCAATTTTTAGCTTCTATAATCGCACGCTGACCCGCAGTTAAATCTTCTGTCGCTGATCCCACAATCTGCTTTCCAAACATCGTAAAAGCACTATTCGCAAGTCCTGTATTTAAACCATTTGCTATTCCTATTACTCCTGAAGCAATATGAACAGAAGTGCTATAAATTCCCATCGTTTTTTTATAATTTAAGTCTTTAAGAGTTGTAGCAATATCATCCGAATCAGGATTTAAAGTCGGAATATCAGCATCTTGCGAATTATAAACAAATACGGTTGAAGGTACAGCCGTTTCAGCCCATTCGGAAATTGCTTCAATTTCATTAGTAACTACTTCTACAGAATAACATTGATACCAGCTTGCTTCTGCTGCTCTACAAGCAATAAGAGCATCTATAATTTCTTCAGGCGGACTTGCCGTATCGTCTCTTCGTCCAATCCATACCATCTGAGGAGCTGGCGATTGAGAAAAATATTTAGCTGCTGCTATATATTCGGCATCTGTAATTACAAATCCATCTGTCAACATATCAGCCAAAGATGTAAATTCTCGTAATCTCTCTACTGTAGGAATAACTGCTGTCGATCCTAAAATCAACAACTCGTTAAACGCAGCTCTTGGAGCGGAAGACGGCGAAACCAATACTATAACATCTACTATTGAATCTAAATTTAAAGTTGTCATTTTTTACCTCACTTTAAGGAATGTTAATATCTGCAATTAAACTATTTTCAGAATCATCAACGAAAACTTCAACGCTTTTAATTACAGGAACTTCAAGTTCTCTAATAACTAATTCGTTAAAAAAAATCGTTACATCTACTCTTTTCCACCATTGACCATTAAAAAATTCCGGTATTCTCCTTGGAGTTGCTATATCGTGAATAGGGTATAAATTACTTTTTGATAATATCAATCTGTTATCGGGGTAAAATATTTGATCTCTTATTCTTTGCGCATTTTCAAAAGAATCGCTTCCATATAATATAAAATTAGTTTGCATTACTATCGTATAACTCGTTTCCATATTAAACATTTCTGGAGATTCGATATAAGTAAGTGTTTCCTCTCTCAGTCTGTTATAAGGATTATCAATTTCAAAACATTCAAGATATATGATATTTTGTTCTATTCCAGCAGCAGGAGCACCCTCAGTTTGCCAACCTATCCTAACATCTCTGGATGAATTAGATTCATCCCAATCAAGCATAGTCATAGTTAAGGATCTCATAAAATTTTCAAACTGTTCTAATGTTAGATAAGTGTCTGCCATTCTTAATTTCCTGATAATTTTTCAGCTATAGCTTTATAATATCCATAATCTGCATAAGTATCTACCTTAAATATTTTATACTGTTCTCCTCGCCATAAAATCTTATCTGATATTCCTGCACCTTCAACTTCATCCTCTGCACGCGTTAAAAATATTTTTTCTTTATCGTGAATAACAATTGCAGCAGACACTCTATCACCTTCAGGCATAAAACTTAATTCTCTTGAACTCATTATTGAAATAATACCTACTCTTGAAATTTTTTGTATTTCATTCTCAACCCATCGACCACTAACAAAAGCTCCGGTCGATCTTAATAAAATATAAGATTGAACAAAATCCAAATCAGTCATTAACTCAGAAACATTTATAGGCATTATTCTACCTCAACTACATAATTCATAGCACTACGCATTTGACCGGTATCGACTAAAATTTGTTTTATGCCTTCTTCCCCTGATTTATAAGCTTTCATTGCTTCTCTACGTTTTTTATTACTTTTATATCGTTTATTAATTCTGGATTGAACAGTTTTATCGGAAACAGGCGGCCAATTATTTCTTGAGTCTTCAAACCAAGCCTTTATAATATTTACTCCATCTTGACCAGCTACGTTTAAAGCCCTAACGGCTTCAGAAGAATTATCGTCAAGCATAGCTTGTGCCGCCAATTTTAAATCTTCTTCTATTCTTTCCTTGTTTCCGTCAGCTTCTAAGGCTGGTTCAATAATTGGTCTGGGCGGAAGCTTCCATAATGGCGAACCTTTAGAAGTAATATAAACAGATTGCGCTATATTATATTTTCCTTCATCATTTCCGCTTTGCTCCATCTTTTTAGATTTAACTCCTTTAGTATGCCACATAACAAGTTGTGCATTAGTAACATCTCCGGATTCTCTACTTGTATTTTCTTCCGGAACTCCTACTAAAACATTCATATTATTAATACTCTTTAAACTTTTGCTAAGTTCAAGAGTCTTATCAACTTCTATTTTTACCGTTACTTTAGTCTTTATCATACTAAATCACCGCCCGCACCAACTATTCTTGCTAACTCAAAAAAATCCCTTCCATATAAAGTTAAATTATAATTTCCTGCGCCTTCCTTTATAATGGCTTGATTATCAATTCCAGCCGAAACATCTCCAACACTTTTATTATTTTTAAGATTAACTGCTTGTCCGGCAACGTCACCTACTAAGGCCGCTTGTTGTTCGGCTGCTGCTAAAGATACATGATGTGCAACAAATAACTCTAAACCATGAGTTAAAAGATCGCCCCATCTATACGTATTCAATCGTAAATCTCCTATTCCAGCCCAAAAAGTTATTGAAGCATCGGAATAAACTTGTATATTAGCCTCGGAAAATTCCGGAAAATGTTGTCTGAATGCTATTAAATCAAAAGCCATTTTTATTCCTCTTTTATTCTTTTTCTTTTTATTATCTTTGTTTTAACTACTTCTTCTTTAACAAGTTCCGGTTGAGTATTCATGTTCACAACAACAGGAGATTTAACCTGAGTTGCTTTAACTGCTTCTGTCAATTCAGGATAGGGATTTTCCATTTTAGGTTTAGGATTAATTTCTTCTACTTTAAATGGTTGTTGTTTTCTATTAAAACTTGCAGACTCCCTTACTCTCAAGTCCGAACTTTTAACAAGTGGAGCAGGACTGGGGATAAGGCTCAAAACTTTAATATCCCCGTCCTGAATTAGTCCTTGAATAAACCAATGACTTAAAAACTCCTCGCTTACATTATGAACTCCAATCCGCATTATTGCTCTATTTTCAATGGGATTTTCTATCGGTCTTTTCAATTCTATTTTTATCATAACCGTCTCCTTTTTATTTTTCGGTTAAATACCATCCCGATAAAGAAGTGTTTCGGGATAAACTACTTCAACGCAACCTAATTTTCCAAAATAGGTTGTAATATGATAGAGACTTCTAAACTCAAGAGGAGTTCTCTGTAAAGGAACCAAAGGATAACGAACTCGATTTCTATCTTGAGTATATGCAACCATACGATCAGTAGCTGCCGACGGCGAACCAGCCGCAACACCGCGTCCAGTCAACCATTTCAAGGGTTGAATATCGAGCTTTTTGCCATTAACACTCAAGGAAATGCAATTATCTTCCAAGAAATTTTTAATTGAAATATTGCCAGCAGTAGAAACTTTCTGGGAAATAATATAGGCAAATTGAGC